CCCCAATTATGGGGTGCACGGTGCTAGAACCATCGTGAGATGGCTCAACACACCTTTGCCTTTCACATCAGTGGAGACTCGGCGATGTCGGATACAAATCTCGCATGCTTTAGGGCTACCGAAAGGGAACCCTTCCGCATACTTGACCCTGATACTCTTTTCAGGATCCGGTACCGCCGTGCAGTGTCGTGCTCTGACAGGTTAGAGTACATTGCATATAAGATTCTTCCTTACAACCTTCTGCGGTCATTTGTTCTAACATTTGACCCCACTTGGAAGTTTAGGTTGAGTCCTGCAGTGGTTACTCCTGTCAACCGTACGCGAACGCTGAGTAGTGTTTCTGTGCTTGACTTTCGTCAAGCGCAGGCCACGCGTAGAGTTCGGAATCGCACCATACAAACTGGTGTCTTTCCACTCTGCAACCCAGCTAAGCCGATCTATCACTCAACGGATCAGCAGAGTTCTCTGGCTCTCACGAGCCAGGGTCGTCTGAAGACTGTTATTAGTGATACGACCCGACGTACACGTCCTATTGGGTCTGACCAGGGTGAATTTGAACTTTTTAAGTTCACCCCACTCTCTCCCGAGAAACGTATATTTCGCACGGTAACTAGGTTTCAACAGTACTCTGTCGCTGGCTGTCCTGGATGCGTCATCAACGCATTCTTCGACGACCGTATGACTGGTACTATTACTCCTAGCGGCGCGACTTTTAGCAGTGCCAATATCGATGCCCTGAGGGTTTCGTCACTCGCCGAGATCAATGGTATTATGTCTAATCGCATAGATAACTTACTTGCGAGGACATTACCATCTTCCCGTCGTTTAACGATCTTCAGAAGCGTCGCTGAACTAAAGGACTTACCACGATCTGTTGTTTCATTACAGCAGGCCGTGAGGCTCTTTAGTCAAAGTATACGCCATTTGCCTAAAGACGTTGTCAGAATTATTTACTCTGCCACCGCCTCAAAGCAAGTTCCAGCCCAGTATTTATCATACTGGTTTGGATGGCGTCTACTATATAATGACGCTGTTAATATGTTGTTTCGCCCTAAGTTGATTGCAAAAGAAGTTAACTATCTTTTGCAACGACGTGGCAAACCAACAACGTTTCGGACAATAACGAAGGAGTTAGGGTCCGTAACTACGACTCCCGGTTGGGATTACGGCTCTCCGAATACGTTACTGGCGTTGAATGAGACCTTACCGGCCTCAAACGCGACAGTAACGAGTCATACGAGGGAGCATGAGTTGCGTCTCGTTTTAAACGCAACTTTTGACTTCCCGCATGTCGGGGTTCCAGCCCTCAAGAATCAACTTTTTCTTGAGAAGATTGGACTGTCTCCAAGTGCCTCGGATTTGTATAACTTAATTCCGTGGACTTGGTTGTTGGATTGGTTTACCGGCTTGGGAAATTATATCGACTTAGTCGATACGATCAACCGCGCTGATGACCTTTACAACTGGGGTTTTCTCACAGGTATAACCCATGGGAAAATCGAGACAGTGCGTACTTCCTATACCGATAGCACTCACACGAACGACTTTCAGGGCGTACAGACGACTGTTGTTACTCGTAACAACTTTCGCCATTCGTCCGTCCTGGAATATCACACGCAAGTCCGTAAGGACATTGTGAATGCTTATGATGTGAAGAGTACTACTGATCCATCGTCATTGACGGTGTTTCAGCAATCGATCATCGGTGCGATAATTGCTTCGTACCGAGGAAAGTAATGTAGACATTAGAGTCTACATCAACGCTACACAAGGAGACGTCATGTTACCCGATCCAACCACCATTGCTGCTGCAGCACCAACGCCCCTGCTCGTATTTACCAAAGTACGATCAGACGGCTATGGTTCCGAAGCTGTGGATACCGGGGGTAATCCTTATTACCTTACGATTATTCACAACCCGGGGAAGAATGGCAACCGTCACTACGTAAAGATTACGCAGAAGAAGGATGCCGTTAATCCTTACAGCGGCTTGACGAGTGCCCAAACGGCACTCGTGTCAATGTCGATCAGTCGCCCCTCATATGGGTTTACCGATGCCGATATGATTGCATTGGTTACCTTGTTGAGGGACTACGTGTTTGACACTGAGGTGACACCTGCGAAGCTTTTACAGAACCAATCGTAGTTCTGTATGGCCAAGAGTTAGGTTGTTCATGCCTGACTCGAAGGAGTCATTCATGTCTAACTTTGTAGAGACCATCCGTGGAGGTTGCAAGTCAGGAATGGCTTGCTTCCTTACCACTGTCGTTCTCTTCTTTCTCTTGTTTCTGATAGCTTATGACTTTCCAGTCTTCAAACAACTGGTTCAGTTATTTAGCCCTCAGATTCTCACAGGTGTGGACCGACCCTAGGGTCGGGACGTAGGTTTGGGCTATCATGGCTTAGGATGACTAACCTCATGGAGGTAATCATGAAAAGCCTAATAGTTCTCCTTCGAAGCCTCTTCTTAGATTTGAAGAGGTTAGAGCCTGATGTGAAAGGGCTCGATCGTGATTTGATCACGATCGAGAAAAGGGTCAAAGATGAGGGTAATAGCTTCTTAACTATTACCTTACCGAGACTTTGTGAGGCCTTTATACTTGGTCTCTCAACTTCTCGATTCACCTGTCCTCTAGGGTTTAAACGCCCAAAAGGAGGAGCAATCCCTGTATTACTACAAGGTATGTTCCGTGAGGTCTTTGATCCGTTAACTGGGTATCTTAGAGAGGAGCCTAACCTCGGTATGGTTAAAGCCATAGTTGAGGTCCTGCAACTCTTTAAGAAACTTGACCTAAGCAGTGATCAGGTAATTACACTTGATCGTTTAGCGAAGGACAAGTTCTTTAATGTTGATCAGACCTGCGCTTCGCCGATGAGTTTCGACGAGACGCAGCTGTTCATCATTAAACGTGTAAGTAGAATGGTACTGCCTAACATCGATCTTTTTGATGAAAGCCAGCTATTCTACAAACACGGACCCGGTGCTGTTAGTGAGATGCTAACTGGAAACCAGAAGTGGGTTTCAGTAGTTGATCATCTTGATCAACTCGAGATGAACGGGTACGATTGTCTTTCTTATCAATCGTCTCTGTCACCTCGAAGCTTACCTAGCAGTCCATTGAGCGATACTGCTAGACTTATTAGTGTACCGAAGAATTCTTCTTCTCGGCGCACTATTACTGTCGAACCAATGCTGAATCAGTTTAAACAGCAAGGGTACAATGACCTCATTCGTCGAGAAATCGAAAAATGTGGTATATTGCGACAGTGTCTAGCATTAACCGACCAAAGCGAAAATCAAAAGCTCGCTCTGGAAGGCTCCCGTACAGGATACTGGGCTACAATTGATCTTACATCCGCGTCTGATTCTCTGTCTAACCAGACAGTTGAATTAGTCTTTGGTTGTAAGCCTCTCTTGTTAGAGAGGTTGCTCAATTGTCGTTCAGCCAAGGTCTCTCGTGACGGTGTCACGAGTGACATGGCCAAGTATGCCGGTATGGGTAACGCTACTACATTCCCGATTCAGAGTGTGATCTTTGCCGTTTTGGCAATTTCTGCACTCTTAGGGAGGCTTCGGCCTTCTTACCGGAATGTACAGCGCGTCGCTCAATCCGTTAGAGTATATGGGGATGATATTATCGTCCCTTCTAACGGATCACATCGCGTTGTGGATTGGATAACTAGAGCTGGCTTAACGGTCAACTCTAGAAAATCTTTCCTTGAGGGAAACTTCAAGGAGAGTTGTGGTGTCGATGCATTCAGGGGTATCAATATAACACCTCTGTATGTTCGAAGCCATCCAATCAACCTCTCTAAAACCGAGCCAAGTACTATAGCTCACTATGTATCACTCGCAAACCAAACTTGGTTACGTGGGCTTTACACATTGAGCGCTGTATTCGTACGTCTCGTAGAAGAGAAATTAAGAAAACCTCTTCCACTTGTTAGTTCGAATAGCAGTATACTTGGGCTGCATACCCATCAAGAGATCACAGAGTTCCAGAGATGGAACACTGATCTTCAAAGACCCGAACTTAGGGGCTTTATGCTACTCCCTGTTTACAAAAGGGATAGCATTGACGGTTATGCGGCACTGTGTAAGGTTCTCTCAGCCGCACCTTCCGGTGCGACAGAGGTAACATCTACACAGTCCCGGGTTCGGTTCAACCTCGAGCTCGATGGGGCTCTCCCAAAGTGGTTCGGATCGCTTTCGAGTGATCCTCACCACCTGGATAGAACTCCTATCAGGTTCAAAAGTCGAATCGTCCAGAGATGGGTGACCGCCTGAACAGCGGCTTACTTTTTCG